CGATGGAACAAAAAGATCTAGTGGAGGCGGTAGTTGGACAGATGGTTTAGATGACCAAACTAGGAATGATATTTCCCAATATATTGAAGAATCAGACACTCAATAAAAGCCCTGGTCTTTTTTAATTTTTCTTAAATAAATCAATAACATACAAGGCGGTAAACTTATGGCTGATGCATTTTCACTAGGTCGTACTAGTAAAGAGGATTTGATCCGAGCATTTAAAAACGCCCAAGCAGATGGTAATAATCAAGCGGCTGGAAACATAGCTAAAGCAATTACAAACACTAGCGCACCTTGGAATGATCCGACACGACACAATCCAAACCAACAAGGTTCATTTGGCTATGGTGTCGATAAAGCCCAAGACATGTTTTATGGTGGTTTAGAAGTTTCGGGCAAACTAATGGGCTGGGATGGTTTAGAGAAATTTGGTATTAGAGGTCAGGAGCAGCAGAAAAAAGACATTGCAGCTGGGAACTACCAACCTACTTACACTAAATCTCTACGCGACACATATGGTGAAGATGGTTTTTTACCAGCTTTAGGTTGGCTTGGTGAAAAAAGTGTAGAGAACGCTGCATCAGGTGGTGCTGCTTTAGTTGGTGGAGCCGCAGCAGCAGTAGCAGCTTTTTGGTCTGCTCCAGTGGCTGCTGTTATTGGTGCCACTACAATAGTTGGCTCTGGTTTAATGGGTGCTGGTGAAGCCAAAAATGAAATGCAAGATATCACTGGTGGAGACTACGATGAAAAGGTTGCTGGGGGTATAGGTGCAGTTGTTGGTATTTTAGAAAAATTTGGTGCAGGAAAAGTTTTCAGTAGAGCCGCATTAAAGAAAGCAACAACAAGCGAAGTTATCCAAAAACTTATGAAGGAGAACAAAAAAGAAGCTGCTGAAGAAATTTTTAAACAGTATGCAAAACAACAAGGTATTGGAACAGCTTTAAAACGAACCGCTAAAAGTGGCTTATCAGAAGGTGCAACAGAATTTTTCCAAGAGAATGCAATCATGGCTGGCGGTTTGTCTGTTGGTGGTAAATACTCAGTGGATCAATATGCAGATCGTGGTCTTGAAAGTTTCTTACTAGGTACAACTTATGGTAGTGGAATAAACACTGCGACTACAATTGCTCCAGCAGTTTTAAAAAAAGCATTTAATCCTAAAACAATAGACATGTTTCTCAAGGCTAACGGGGTTCAAAACCCAGCTAATGTTATGGCAGCTTTAAGATTTCAAAAGATAGCTGATGATGGTTTTTTAGGTGAAGACGGTTCAGCTGACCCTAAAGATGTAAACAGAAACTCTACTAATGGTGCAGTTGGAATCATAAACGCTGCCCATACTAAGATAGCTGAAGCAATAAAAGCTGAAGTGAATATTTTAAAACCAATATTTAAATCGAGTGAACAACAATTAGCTTTCGATGTTGCAAATGGTGTTGCTGAAAATCACGAAGATATAGTTGAATCAAATACTGGTATTAGGTTGTCTAAAAACAAAACAAAATCTTTTGTAACAAAAGCCCAGTTACGCGCAATTAGAAGAATGTCTGATGCTGACAACAACGTGAATGGAGAAAAACTAGCTCAGTTAATTGAGGAAAGCCAAGTAATCTCCAAAGTACACAACAAAGGTCTTATCGGAGGCGTTAGCTCATGGACTGACTTTGCTAGTCCATTTTCAAACCAAGGTGGTTACTCAAACACACAAATGGTTAACCAAGGCATCCAAGCAGTCAGCACAATTGGTTTAGGTATAGCTACAGGAGGTCAATCTCTAGGCTACCAAGGTGCAATTTGGCTCGGTGGTAAGATAATCGATAAAGCTACAGGTAATCGCTCAAGACTACAGAAATTTATTGAAGCCAACATTGATGGTGAAGGATTTCCAGAACCTACAGGTAAAGTTGACCTACGCATACAGCAAGAAATAGATCGACGTACCAAAGAAAACAAAGACAATGCTGATAGGTTAAATAAAGGTGTAACAAAATTAGAACTAGCCCAGCAAAAAATCAAAGATAAAGATACTTCTGAAATGCTATATGATGCTAAAGTTCCACCAGACTTTGGTACAGTAGGAGATGAAAACCATAACATATCACCAGCAGGAATGATGTGGTCTAGGTTAGAACTAGCTAATATAGTAAATGGTAAATACGAGCCTATTTTTGGTAAAACCCCAGAAGGTTTTGATCAAGCAACAGCAGTTATTGATAAAGCAATTGATTTAACTTTACAAAAGTACCCTGACACGTTCACAAAGATTGCAGCTGAGTACAAAGAAAAACGTAGAAGTGGTGGTCGGATTGGTAAAGAAGGTACTCAAGAATACGCAAATTTCTTAACTGCTGTTAAAAGTGAGAGGGATCAAAGCTCTGATCAAATCCCTAATAGCGCAAAAATACCTGTTGCTGAAGATACTACCCCGACAACTCCTACCTTAAGCACTCGCCAGCAAATGGGTAAAGATGAGAACTTAGCTTTTCTTACTAAGTTAAAAACCACGGCTAAAGCACTTCCTGTTTCCGAAGTAGACATCATTGAGAAAGCAAAACTCTTAGGTGCTATGGAACAGTTAGGTATGAACCTTGGTAGAGGAGACAGAGTAAATACCGCTCTTGAAATAGCAGCCAAAGCAGAACGCGATGGCGTAAGACAAGAGTTAATCGCAGAATACTTAATGCCTTACATCCAAAGAGTAGAACAACAGCAAAACGCACAGCAAGTTGATAATGTTTCTGAAATAGACGAAAGCACATCAAAAAATATTTTAGTTCCTATTGAAGAAGTTAGCTTCCAGAATAATCCAATGCGTGTATCTCCTTCGAGAACAGAGGGTGCTAAGAAAAAAGCAGATAGTTTTAACACAGACCGTCAAATTAGCCTTGATATCATAAAGTCAGATCCTGCTGTCTTAAATAAGATTTCAACAAAACTACAGGACAAGTCTGTTTACTCAGGTATAATTTCCAATGCAAAAGATGATGGTGAATACTTAGAAGATTTTGTTACCCATGCAAAAGACAATTTAATTGCCTTACACAACGGTGTCTCACCTGTATTTAGAGAACGTGCAAAGCAATGGTATGTTGGAGCTAACACAATTACTCGAAATATTGCGGATAAGTATGAAATACCAGAACATGCAGCAGCTGGAGTTTACGCTGCCTTAAGTCCTCAAAAAGACTGGTACATGAACCAAGAGCTAGGTCACAGAGTAATCGATATACACACAACACAAATGAATGCTGGAAGGGTTGGGTCTAATCAACCTCAAGTTGTTTTTGATGACAAAATGAAAAATGCAATGTTGCTTTGGATGCATGACCCTAAGAAGAAAACAAGTAAAAAAGCTATGGCTGCTTACGAGGAAGCTTTTAAACAACTTGATGGTAAATCTTATGTTGAATTACCTAACGCCTTAAAAGCATATTGGCTTCGGTTTTATGATGAATCTTATAACGATAAAAAAGGCCACAGAGTTATAACTCCAGAAGGTGGCTTTGGAGATCTTGTTTTAACTTCGCGTGGTAACGTAGCTGGTACAGGTTGGAATAGTTTTAGAGACATAAGAAAAGGTATAGAAATACTGTTAGATTCTAGCAGAGAGAATATTGACAGACAGCTTGGAGAAAAACACAAAGTAAGATCTTTCTACAATAACATCTTAGATCCTATGGCTACAGCCAAAGATACAACTATTGATACACATGCTGTTGCCGCAGCATTACTTCAACCACTGTCTGGTAAAAGCAAAGCTGTATTACAAAACTTCAAAGACGGAGGAACAAGTAAGAGTATTGGTGTCTTTGGTTCTTATGGTGTTTACCATGAAGCCTATGTTCGGGCAGCTGAGGAACTTGGTCTATTACCAAGGGAATTACAATCGATTACGTGGGAAGCAGTCAGAGGATTATTCTCACCAGCATTTAAAGGTCAAAAAGCAAACGTCGAAGCAATAGAAAACATCTGGAAAGATTATGAACTAGGTGGTATAAGCTTAGAAGAAACTAGGAGTAGAATTTATGAAACAGCAGGGGGTATTAGCCCAGCCGCTTGGGAAGATAACGCATCCAGACAACGGGATGGAATTAATGAGTCTACTAGGATCAACCCCAACGCAGGAGCTTTGGCTAGCATTGCAAGATCTCCCTCCTCTGAAGGAGATGGACGCGGAGCAACTAGCGGATCTCCCAGAGTTCTTCCACAGCCTACCAAAAANTTAGCACCAACTAACCCTATCGACGTTACCCAAGCAAAACCGTTTGTTCGGGATGCTCAGTCTCTTATGTCTATAGGTAAAGAAGGCGGTCGTTATGAGAACGGCATAGAAATTGGTGACGCTTACAATTTAATGGACGCTTTAAACATAGTTTACCGTGGTGTTTCTTCTATCGGAGCCATGTCGGACGCTGTGAAGAAGACTGGTAAAAAAAGAGTTAATGAAGATGCAGAGATTCCAATGGGTTTCTACAGAGGGAACTCAACAGGAACTGGTGGACAAGTTGTAGCCTTAAGACAAGGTACAGTAAAAAAAGATGGCACAAAAGTTATACCAATTGAAGAGTTGGTTATCTTATTCCATGAAATAGCACACGGATTAGAAAACCAAGTTTTAAACCGTGAGTTAAAAACTTTTAAAGAAGTTAAAAACCCACTTAATGGTAAAATGAATTTTGTAAGAAACGGTACTTTTAGAGAACATCTATTTAACCACATTATGGATGACAAAGGTGATGCCGTCATTGATGAGATTATGAACCTTCAAACAAATATTGATATTTACCAAGAAGCTAATCCTTCTGAAACTTACGCAGTTCGTCCTATTCGAGAGATGTACGCTACTGGAATGAAAAACTTTGATACAGCGATGCTTCAACTGGTTACAGAAAGCCAACCAGACGTAGAATTAACTCCAGAAAGTTTAAAACGTTGGAGAACATCTGATGGTTACAAAGAACAGCAACGTAAAGCATCTAAATTCGTAGGCGAAGAAATAAGTGATTTTGTAATGGGCTATATGCACAACTTAGCTGAGTTTTCAGCTGATCCTATCTGGGTCTACATGCTAAACCCAAAACTGGCAAAATCAACTATGCCTAAAACAACTAAGTTAATTCAAAAGTTCTTTAACCAAACAGACGGATCACCAGTGAAATTCTTCGGTCATCCTTTGGCAACTCTTGTTGCTATTGCCCTTGCAACACTTGCAGCTGGTAAAGATGAAGAGGAACAGCAGAAAACAATGCAGATACCACAAGGTGCATTAAGTCCTCAGATGGGTATGTTATCAGCTTGATACGCAAGGCACGAGCTAAAGCACCGCCCAAAGAAAAAACCCACCCACAGAGAAAACCTAAAGTACATTACTTTACTGAGTTAGCAAAAACTCCAGAGGGTCGTGCGCTTAGGAAATCTTGGAGTACAAAACCTAGAAAGAATGGTGGACGTCCGAAGGGTGTTCCAGATGGTTTTACCAAAGAGACAATAGCACCTCTACGTAAAACCGCCAAACTAGAAGCGAAGAAGGTAGCCCAAAAAATGTTTAAAGATGCAGGAATAGAGCCAGATAAATTTAGTAAAGAAGCTTTAGAGACAGCTGTAGAAATTATGCGTCTACAAGGTGAAACACGAGAACGTCTCGCAGCTGCAAGACTGGTTTTAGACTTTACAAAATCAAAGCCAGCATCAGCAGCAACGGTAACCATTGGAAAAGCAGAAGAGTTCTTAGCTCAACTGATAACTGATGAGGAAGAAGAGCAAAATGGACAAGAAACTACTGGAAGTGAGGAAGAGACTTCTTAATGATTTTGAGTTTTACGCTAAGAGTGCATTAAAGATCCGCACCAAAACAGGCGAGATAAAAAAACTCCAGTTAAACAACGCCCAGCAAATACTTAACAAAGCTATAAATGACCAGCTAGAGACTGACGGTAAGGTTCGCGTAATCATATTAAAAGCCAGACAGCAAGGCCTCTCAACTATGGTTGGTGGGTATCTTTACTGGGCTGTCTCCCAACACAAAGCTAAAAAAGCAATGGTCGTTACACATCATTCAGACAGCACCAGAGCATTGTTTGATATGACTAAGCGTTACCACGAAAACTGCCCAGAATTACTTAAGCCAGTCTCGAAGTATTCCTCAAGAAGAGAGTTGTCTTTTAACCAACTGGATAGCAGCTTTGTTGTGGCTACAGCTGGTGGAGAAGCGATTGGAAGAGGAGAAACTCTATCTCACTTACACGCATCAGAACTAGCATTCTGGAACAAGACTACAGCTCTGGAGAACTGGAACTCACTGACTCAAGCTATTCCAAATGAAAAAGGAACAGCGATATTTATAGAGTCTACAGCTAACGGTATTACTGGTGTATTCAGAGATCTGTGGATCGGAGCTTGTGATGGATCAAATGGATATGTTCCTGTCTTCTTACCTTGGTTTACTGATCCTACCTATAGAGAAAAAGTTCCAGATCAGTTTGAGAGAACACCTGATGAAGAAGACCTCGCAAAGGAATATGACCTCGATGATGCTCAGTTAGTTTTCAGAAGAAGAAAAATAGCTCAGAATGGCATAGACTTATTTAGACAAGAGTATCCTGCGACAGCTGATGAAAGCTTTCTAACAACAGGTAGACCAGTGTTTAATCCTGAGACCTTAGTGCAAATGTTAGATACTACTGGCGACATCAAATCTAGAATGTCTTTAGAAAACGGTGAGTTTGTAGAAGATGCAAGAGGTGAACTCTACACCTACAGAACTCATGATGATGGCGAGATCTACACGATAGGTGCTGATGTTGCGATGGGTGTGCGCGGTGGCGACTATTCTGTTGCTATTGTCTTGGACTCAAAGAAAAGACAAGTGGCTCAGTTTAGAGGTCTAGTACATCCAGATTACTACGCTGACATCCTGTATGCCCTTGGCACGTACTACAATGAAGCTTTTATCTGCGTAGAAAATAACTCCCATGGTATTCTTACATGTACGCGCTTGGGTAAGGACATGAATTATCCTAACTTCTTTACTGATTTAGTCGTGGATAAGTTGACCGATAAAGAAACTGTTAAATTAGGTTTTACTACGACTGCTAAAACTAAACCTCTTATCATAGATCAGCTTAGAGCAAGTGTTCGTTTAGGTGAGTTAAAAATAAACGATAAGACAACGATAAGAGAGATGCTGACATACATCACAACAGAGACTGGAGCCATGCAAGCAGAAGCTGGCTCTAAAGATGACTGTGTGATGGCTCTAGCAATCGCTAACCACCAACATCAGAGCAGTTGGAAAGCTGTTGAATCAACAGATGATTTTTACATTGAAATGGTATAAAAATGGCAAATAAAAAAGACTACAAACCTGTAAGTGACGCAGAGATTGTAAACATAATTGACGAGCAAATTCGTAAAAGTATCGGCTATTATGGATCTCAGCTTAGTCGTGAAAGGAAGCAAGTTGTTGACTATTACAACGGCACTCTTCCTCGAAGAACGCACGACGGCAATTCCAGCTATGTGTCTATGGACGTTTACGACGCTGTAGAAAGTTTAAAATCGAGATTATTAGAGACTTTTTCAGCTGGATCTAAAACAGTAAAGTTTGCCCCTCAGAATGCTGAAGACGTGAAGCTTGCTGCCATGTGTACAGAATACACAGATTATGTAGTTAACAGGCAAAACAACGCTCAGTCTATAATGTCTAATGTAATCCACGATGGACTCGTGGCGAGGCTTGGTGTCTGTAAAGTTTTCTGGGAAGAGAAAGAAGACTTACAGAAACAATTCTTTGAAGATCTAACTCAAGATCAACTAGACATTGTTCTAGGTGAAGAAGGCGTTGAATTAGGCGAGACAGAAGAAGATGAACTCGGTTTAATCAGCGGTTCAATCACTGTCTCCAGAGATACAAGCCAAGTTACGATTGAAAACGTAGCTCCAGAAGAATTTATTGTAGAACAGGCAGCTAAAAACTTAGAAGACTGTAACTTTGTAGCTCACAGAACACATAAAACATTGTCTGAATTAAGGCTGATGGGTTACCCAGAAAAAGTTCTTAAAAAGATGGGCGACCATAAAGATGTAGATCTAGAACTCGATCCTGAGTTTATGGCTCGACAAGGTAACATTGATAGCGGCATTAGTTGGAGCGAAGATCATTACCAAGACCAAGTGAAACGTGTTTTAGTATACGAAAGCTACGTCAAGTTAGACATCGATGCATCAGGTATAGCAAAACTGTATCGGGTACTTAAAGCTGGCAATGCAATCCTAGAGAAAGAAGAAGTAAGCAGACTACCGTTTATAATTTTCTGCCCTCTTCCAATTCCACACACTCTAATGGGTAACAACTACGCTCACAAAGTTGTACCAACCCAGAATGCACGTACAGTCCTTACACGGTCAATCTTAGACCATGCTGTCTTAACAAATTCACCAAGATACCAAATAATGAAAGGCAGCCTACCTAATCCAAAAGAGATCTTGGACAGTAGAGTTGGTGGTCTAGTAAACGTAACACGTCCAGATGCGATTAGCCCCCTGCCCCAAGCTCCACTTAATCCACACGTATTTCAGTTAATTGGTTTGCTCGATGAGGACAAAGAAGAGGTAACAGGCGTATCAAAGCTATCCTCTGGTTTAAACAAAGATGCTGTAAGTAAGCAAAACTCAGCAAGTATGGTTGAGCAGCTTAACACTATGTCTCAAGAACGTAGTAAGATTATAGCCAGAAACTTTGCTACTCAATTTGTAAAACCTCTGTATCAACTAGTGTACCAGCTGGTTATCGAGAATGAGACACAAGAAAAGATAGTAGACTTGTCTGGAGAATACGTCCGAGTAGACCCATCAAGTTGGGCTGACAAACGTGATGTATCTATAGAATTACATCTTGGATATCAGGCGAGAGAACGTGAAAGTCAGAAGTTCTTGGCTATGCATCAGCTGTTTAAGTCTGATCCACAGTTATCGAAGATGTACACAATAGAGAACCAGCATAAGTTAATGACTCAAGTCATGGATATGACTGGTATTCCAAATGCAGCCGAATATCTGACACCACCTGATCAGCTACCACAGGAACAACCTGATCCAATGCAGCAGTTGAACATTGAGTTGGTCAAGAAACAAATTGAAGTACAGGAGCGGCAGACACAAGTTGCTGAAGCCAAACTTCAACTACAAGCTCAGAATGATCAGACTAAACAAGCAATGGATCAAGAGAAGGCTGCTAAATTACACGCAATTGCAAGTGATCAAGTCGATCTCGATGAAGCAAGATTTAACCATAAGAAATTAATTGATGCCGCTGAACTTAAGTTGGCAGAGAAAGCGGATGACGAGAATGTCCGCGTAATCGCTTCACCCAATGGGTAAGCACTAAACCAAGGAGAGCAAATTGAATAAAGAAGAGCAGCTAATTGTTGCTGGTGAGGATGCGGAAGTTTTATTGCAAAGCGAGGCTTTAAAGAGAACCGTCGAATCCTTAGCACAACAACACTATCAGACTTTCTGTAACTCAGATCCCATCGATGTGGATAAGAGGGAAATATCTCATAGGCATTACAGGTCACTTGTCGACGTCATTAATACGCTGAAACAAGCTGTAGTAGTTAAAGACCAAATCATCGAAAAAAATGAAGAACTAACCACATCTGACGACACCCGTCCGATGACTAACGAGGAGGCTCCATAATGAACGAGCAAAATCCAAATTACATCGAAAGCCACACAAATGATCAAGGTTATTTTAACGATAACAGTGATGTGGCAGCAGCTTTACTAGATAAATGGGAAGACGCTGATCCCCAGCCATCAGAACCAGATAGGAAGGCGACATCAGAGGAGGCAGTTGACGAAACTCCTGTTGATGAAAATGACACTCAGGCAGAACCAGAAGACGATGGATCTGAAGCAGACCCTGACATAGAAGCTCAAGAAGCTGACACTGAAGAACCAGAAGAGACAGAAGAAACGATAACGGTTACTGATGACTCAATGGTTGAAATTAGTGTTGGTGACGAAGAGCATCAGGTATCTGTAAAGGATCTCAAAAGATTATGGGGTCAAGAAAAAAGTCTGACAGTCAAAAGTCAAAAAACAGCTGCTCTTCAGAAGGAAGCTTCTGACCAAACCAACCGAGCAGCAGCGCAACTTCAAAAACTTGTCGAAAGAGCTGAAGCAAAAGCTAAACCATTTAAAGAGGTCGATATGCTTATCGCGTCTCAAACAATGGAAGCAAAAGATTTTGCCCAGCTTAGAAAAGAAGCTAAGGAAGCTTCAGACGACCTAGACTTTGTTAAAGCGGAAGCCGATACCTTCTTCAATGAACTGTCAAAAGAACAGGCAGCGAAGCAACAACAAGAGGCACAAGAGTGCTTAAAAGTTTTGCGGAACGATTTACCAGATTGGAATAATGCACTTTACGATGACATTCGTAATTACGCTGTTTCGTCTGGAATGCCTATTGAAGCAGTAAACTCATACACAAACCCTGATGTCATTAAGTTGATTAACAAGGCGCGATTGTATGACCAGAGTAAGAAGACGGCTGTCGTTAAAAAAGCTAAAGCCCCAACTAGGGTTTTACGGTCAAAGAAAGCACCTCCAAACAAAAATGATGAACGTGTGGATAAACGTGCTGATGCACTCAAGAACATGCGTAGTCATGGTGGTGGACAAGGTGACGATTTAGATGCTGTTGCAGCTGCAATTATGGCTGGTTGGGATGAGTAGTAATCCTAAACTGAAACCCATTTAACATAAGGAAA